CAACCTGGTGAGCACCATGTGTGAGAAGTGCGGATCGACGAACTTGAAGTACGGGCTAGGCTGGTCGCAGTGCCAGCGGTGTGGCCACACAACGACAGGAGGGCACTAAGGTGGGGTGTTTGTATGTAGCAACGTCTCCCTCTGGTAAGGAGTACGTTGGCATTTCTAGGGGCACAGCAGTAAAGCGTTGGAAGACCCACGCCTACAACGCCGCTAAGGGTTCCCAGTGCGCACTACACAACGCAATACGCAAGTACGGAAGCGCAGCTTTTTCTGTGCGGACACTCGCCGTGGCGGATGACTGGGCGTACCTGTGTCTGCTTGAAAAGTCTGCGATTGCCGCTTTTGCGACGCGGGCACCGAATGGCTACAACTTGACTGAAGGCGGGGATGGACTGATAAACCCGGCGCCAGAAGTACGCAAGCGCATGGCGAAAGCCACGAAAGACTACTTCGCCACCCCAGGTAACCGGGAGAAGGTGGTAGAAGCTAACAAACGAATATGGACGCCTGAGCTTAGGGCGTGGCGCGCGGAAGAGACCCGCCGGCAGATGCAAAACCCTGTCGTAGCAGCCAAGTTGTCAGCCGCCAGAAAGCTACGCTCCAGCACCCCGGAGGAGCGCAGCCGGCTTGGCACGATGGCCAAGAAAAACTGGGAAGATCCAGAACTGCGGGCGCGTATGTCTGCTGCGAGCAAAGCTCGATGGCAGGACCCGGAGTATAGAGCGCGCATGTCTGTAGTGCGCAAAGAGCAAGCCGCCAAGCTAAGGAGTAAGCAGTGAGCCAAGAAAACGTAACTAAGCTAGACCTGGGGTGTGGTAAGCACCCTGCGGACGGATTTATTGGGGTGGATGCAGTGGCCTTCCCTGGGGTGTCTGTTGTGGCGGATCTGCGCGCACCGTGGCCTTGGGCGGACAGCTCAATAGATGAAGTCCACTCGTCGCATTTCTTGGAACACCTTGAGCAAAGCGAGCGCATTCATTTTTTCAATGAACTACACCGGGTATTGAAGCCGGGGGCTCAAGCAAGAATTATCACCCCCCATTGGTCCCATGAGCGGTCGCTGGGAGACCCCACACACCGCTGGCCCGCTGTGTGCTCTTGGACATACTTTTACCTGAACGCGACCTGGCGGAAGGTAAACGCGCCGCACTGTGATTTTGAGGACAGTGGATATGGCTACACCTGCGACTTCGACTACGTCCTGGCCGGCACGCATGATCCCAACGACACCTACGTCGCCTTCCGGACGATGGAGGTGAAGATGAGCCTGATGGCCCACTCCGTCAATGTGACGACGGACCTCATCGCCACGCTAACCAAGAAGGTGCCTGCGTGATCTCGCGCATGACGTTCCGTACTTGGGACTCCAATATCAACATCTTCAGCTTGAGGCGTCGGTTCCCTCATGCAAAGTGGCCTTGGGCAATGTTCTCTGATCGGTTTTGGTGGGCGACATGACCACGGCCTTCCAGCCCAATGCCTTCCAGGTCAATCCGTTGGCCTTCCAGATCAGCCAGATCGGGTCCGCCCGGTCGGGCGTGATGAGGCAGTGGCTGATCGCCGCCCAGACGAAGGCCCTGGAGGAGAAGAAGGCCCGCGAGCTGCCGCCGCAGCCTCCAACTGACAAGCAACCCTTGACGGTTGCCACCAAGAAGCCGAAGCGGAAGCCGGCGCGCCGCGTCTGGGGCGACGATGAGCCACCGCTCGAGATACCTCTCTTTCGGCCGCGTGCATGGCCTGAGTCACCCACCGTATTCGACCACCTGGCCGGTGTCACGGAACTCCCGACACCTTCGGTGGAGATGTTGTCTCACCGCCGACAGTCGGCTACTGTCATCGACCTGGCGGAAGCGCGCCGCGTCCAGGTCGTCAAGACGCGCCGTGTCAAGCGACGCAAGAAGGCTGCGCTGTTGATGCTACTCGCTGCGTAGGAGAACGACATGGCTATGAACCCGAAGAAGGCAATCCCGATGCACAAGCAAATGGCCGGCTACAAGAAGGGCGGCGCCGTGCCGTTCGAGAAGTCGGCCAAGGACGTCGAGGTGAAGAAGATGGGGAAGGAGGGCTCCAAGAAGGAGGAGGCCTTCGACGCCAAGCAACTGAAGTGCGGCGGCGTCAAGCGTGGCAAGTGAGCTGACGTTTCTCCGCCGGAAGATGGATGAGCGCCGGGACGCCCTGGCGCACAGCTTGGCTCAGAACCCCCGACGAGACCCGTTCGAATACGGGAAGGCCGTCGGGGAGTATGAGGCGTATGACACTGTTGTATCACTGATCATCGAGCTGACGAAAGGCGGCGAAGACGATCAGCCTTAAACCTGCGCTTATGAAAGGAGCGTGTGATGGACCTGAAGCAGTTTATCGATGAGCATTTCCCGGAGATTGAGCCCGGCTTCCGCCCCTTCGGGGCGGACATCCTGGTGCAGCTCCGCACCGTCAAGGAGAAGACCTCCGGTGGTATCGTCCTGGTCAAGGACACCCAGGAGTTCAATCAGGAGAACACGATGGTCGGCCGAGTGATCCGGGTCGGCCCCCTGGCGTTCCGGAACCGCGAGACGGGCAACCTTTGGCCCGAAGGGGTCTGGGCGAAGCCGGGCGACGTTGTCCTGGTGCCGAAGTGGGGTGGCTTCCGCTTCGACCGTACGCTCCCCAGCGGCGACAAGGCGAAGTTCTGCATCTTCAAGGACCACGAGATCCGGGGCGGACTCAACGAGTTCTTCGAAGGCCTCGAGGAGATCCTGTGATGGACTTCGGCTCTGCACTGAACGCCCTGAAGGCCGGCATGAATGTGTGCCGCGCCGGCTGGAACGGCAAAGGAATGTTCCTGTTCCTGGTCCCCGGCTCCAGCTTCCTGGTCAATCGTCCGCCGCTCCTGGGCATCTATCCGGAAGGGCACCCGATTGACTACTGCCCCCACATCGATATGAAGACTGCCGACGGCAAGCTCGTCCCCTGGCTCGCCAGCCAGACGGATGTCCTGGCCGAAGACTGGGAAGTTGTTTAAGGAGACACGCACATGGCAAACGAAAACGAAGACCTGGACCTGATCGAGAACGCCGACGGGTCCGTATCCATCAACGAACCCGGCAACGAGCCGCTCCCCGACGATGACGACGATGGCGAAGGCCACGACGAGGGGGGTGGCGAAGAGCCGACCGCGCGGTCAGCTGACGACTCCGATGACGCCGGCGAAGGGGAGGACGAGAGCCCCTCGAAGACGGAACTGAACCGGCAGCGCCGGCTCGAGAAGAAGCAGAAGATCCGCGACCGCAACGAGCGCATCCAGCGCGAACTGGCGGCTCGGGACTCACTCATCAACGAGATGTCCAACCGACTGGCCATGATGGAGCGCCGCGGTCAGGGGGCCGACATGGCCCACATCGACAACGAGATGGCAAAGACGGCGGACGCCTATGGCTTCTTCAAGAACCAGATCGCGCAGGCCGCGGGTCAGCCCGAGGCCGGCGCCGTGGTCGCCGAGGCCACCGAGAAGATGATGCTGGCTCGTGACCGGTACGAGCAGCTGAAGCGGATCAAAGGGGCCGTCGTCCAGCAGCAGACCCGTCCCAGCCCGATCGACCCCGTCGTCGTCAATCACGCCAAGACCTGGGCCGAGAAGAACCCCTGGTACAACCCGGCCGGCGGTGACGAGGACAGTGCCATCGCCATGGCTGTGGATAACCAGATGGCGGCCGAGGGCTGGCACCCGGGCACGCCGGAATACTGGAAAGAGCTTGACCGGCGTCTGCAAAGACGCTTGCCGGAGCGCTACAAAGCTGGTACAAAGCAACCTAGCTCTGGTACGCCGCGCTCTGTGGTGACCGGGTCAGGTCGAGAAACGGGTCGTTCGACGGGTGGAGGTGGTTACACACTTTCCGCTGAACGTGTCCAGGCGTTGAAGGACGCCGGCATGTGGAACGACATCAAGGTTCGCAACGACATGATCCTGCGCTACAAAGAGCAGGATCGCCAGAACGGCAATTAAGGAGACCGACATGAGCAGAGATCGTAACGGCGGCTTTATGGGCAGCGATGAGCGCCTGCGGAAGTCCGACGCGCCTGCCGTGCGCGGTGACCGTGACAACGCGGATACCGAACGGGTTGTCAATGACGGTACAGCACTGACTGCGGAGGAGCGGCGCCGGGCGCTGCGTAACGAGTGGGTGCAAGAGGTTCTCCCTACCCCGCCCAGCATCCCTGGGTACCACCTTTGTTGGCTGAGCACGACCAACTCGACTGACCCCATCTTCAAGCGCCAACAGCTCGGTTACGAGCCGGTGAAGGCCTCGGAGATCCCGGGCTTCGAGTCCTTCTCGATCAAGGGCGGCGCCTTCGATGGCGGCGTCGCTTGCAACGAGATGGTCCTGTTCAAGATCAACGACCAGCGGTACCAGGACCTCATGACCCTCTACCACTATGACATGCCGCTTGAAGAAGAGAGCATGTTGCGCCAGACGGTGGAGCGCGATGACGAGGACCGTGAAGGGAACAAGCTGGGTACCGTGGAGGGGAGTGGCTTCGACAAGCTCGGGAAAGCGCCCCGCGCGCCTCACTTCTCATAAGGACCTAGACCATGAGTACCACGTCCCTGGCCTACGGTTTCATCCCGTCGTATCACCCGACGGGCCAAACCCGCGCCTCCAAATACACCATCGCCACCGGTTACGGCACCAGCATCTACAAGGGTGACCCGGTGGTCCTCAACACCAACGGCACGATCACCATCTCCGCCGGCAACGACGACATCCTTGGCGTCTTCGCTGGTTGCGAGTACATCGACGCCAACGGCAAGCCGACCGAGTCCCCGTACTGGCCCGCCAACACCTCCGCCACCAACATCGTGGCCTACGTGTATGACGACGCCCTGAACGTGTTCCAGGTCGGTGTCACCGCCAACGCCTCGGGCTACGTCCAGGCCGTGGTCGGCGACCAGGCAAACGCCAGCATCGCCGCGGGCTCCACGGCGACCGGCGTCTCTGGTACCTCGATCGCTACGGCGGCCGTCGGTGCCGGCGTGCAAGGCCAGTGGCGTGTCATCGGGTTCGCGGACGGCATCTACGATGCCACCAACAACCCCTACCCCCAACTCTTGGTCCAGATCGCGCGGCATCAGTTCGTCGCCGCGAAGGTCGCCATCTAAGGAGACCGACATGGCTGGCGCAATCATCCGCAGTACCGACCTCCGGTCGATCGTCGAACCGATCCTCAACAAAGCCTACGATGGTGTCTATGACCAGCGTGCCGATGAGTACAAGAAGGTCTTCACGGAGGACGACGGTACCCCGCGTTCCTACCACGAAGAGCCCGTCCTGTACGGCTTCCAGGCGGCCCCGCTGCTGCCTGACGGCTCCCCGGTCTCCTACGACACCGGTGGTCAGCTGTACGTCAAGCGCTACACCTACGACGTCTTCGGTCTGGGCTTCGCCCTGACCCAGGTCCTCGTCGAGGATGGCGACCACATCCGGATCGGCAAGATCTTCTCGCAGCACCTGGCCCAGTCGATGACGGAAACCGTCGAGACCGCGACTGCCAACATCCTGAACCGTGCCTTCACCTCCGGCTACAACGGCGGCGACGGCGTGATTCTGGCGTCGGCTTCGCACCCGACCCTGGCCGGCAACCAGTCCAACGTCCTGACCTCCGCTGCCCTGTCCCAGACCTCCCTGGAGCAGGCGCTGACCCAGGTCCGTCAGGCCCAGGACTCCCGCGGCAAGAAGATCCGTCTGACCCCGAAGCGTCTGGTCGTGGCCCCCGGCAACATGCTGCAGGCTGAGGTCCTCATCAACTCCGTCCTGCGCGCCGGCACCAACAACAACGACGTGAACCCCGTGAAGTCCATGGGGGCCCTGTCCGAAGTGGTGGTGCTCTCCCGTCTGACCTCGGCCACCGCCTGGTTCGTCCAGAACGATGTCCCGAACGGTCTGAAGGTGCTCTGGCGCCGCCGGGTGAAGAAGGCCATGGAGGGTGACTTCGAGACCGACACCATGCGCTTCAAGGCGACCATGCGTTTCGCCACCGGTTGGACCGATTGGCGCGATTTGTTCTGTAATGCCGGCACGTAGCCAAACTGTCTGGGTAACCTTGGCAGCACTTCCTCCTCCTCGCCCACCGCGGGGTTGCCCCCGGCTAACGCCGGGGGCCTTTTGCAAAGGACAACGTCATGAGCACTTACATGCATGGGGCGCTGAAGTCGGGTTCGGGTTTTTCGGAGCCGTTGGGCACTACCGCTATCAACGCCTCCGACATCGGCTACGCGACTTTCAGCAAGACGGCCACGCTCCAGGCGGCCACGGCGGCCACCGTCGATAGCACGATCGTGCTGCCGGCGGGCGCGCAGATCATCGGCATCTACGCCGATAGCTCAGTGGCCTGGACGGCTACGGGCGCGGTGACCTTCACCGCCGGCATCACCGCCGGCGGCACGGAGTACATCACCTCCATCGACCTGAAGACGGTGGTCCGTGGCGCACCGACGCTGACGGCGGCACAAGTCGGCGCGATGGCCAACATCGGCACCAACACCAACCTCGTGGTTCGCGCGACCACGGCCTCCGGCTCCAACAACACGGGCACCACCCGGGTCACCGTGCTGTTCGTCCCGAAGGCGCTGTAACCCCGGGGGGCTTCGGCCCCCTGGTCTCTTGAGGAGATCACGATGAGCAGCGTCGCGCAGAAGATTGGCTACTACAACAGCGGGGTGACTGCCGGTGTGCAGATCAAGACGGGCCCCTCTGGGTTGTTTGGCGTCACCTCCACGGTCACCGGCGGCGAGGTTACGGTCTATGACGGGACCAGCACCGGTGGTACCATCCTATTCAGCAAGACCCTGGCCGTGGGCGAAGTGGCCCACTTCGGCGGCCTGGGTATCGCAGCCAAGGCAGGACTATTTCTGGTAGTCAGCGCAGGCACAGTGAACGTGCTTTACACCTGACGAGGTAGCCTATGGCGACCAGTGGCACCGTAGCGACGACCACACTGGACAATGCGAAGGTCATCGAGCACGCGCTCCGTCGCGTAGGTTTCCCTGTCTCCCGGCAGACGCCGGAGGTCATCGACACCGCCCTGGACACCCTCTACCTCCTGATGCTGGCCCTGTCCAGCAACGGGGTGAATCTGTGGTGCCTGGACCGTGACTACCTGGGGCTGGCCACCAACCAGGCCACCTACGTGCTGCCGGCGGGCACCCTCGACGTCCTGAACGTCGTCTATACCCAGCCGAGCCGGAGCACCGGCACCGACACGGTGGCCGCCACGTCGGTCGTCACTGACCTGGCGGCGGCCACCAGCATCTACCGGGTGGGCCTGAAGTTCTCCAGCATCACGGCCTCGGGTACGGTGACCGTCGCTTCCTCTGACGACGGCATCAGCTACACGACCCGCTACACGGCGACGAAGACGGACTGGGCCACCGGTACCTGGTACTGGATCGGCCTCGACCCCTTCATCAGCGCCCGGTACTGGAAGGTCAGCGCCGGCGCGGCCATCACGGTGACGGAGTTCTACCTCGCCTCCGGGGTCTATGACATCCCGGTCGCCCCGTACAACCGGGACGACTACATGGCCCTCAACAACAAGCAGCAGGCGGGACGCCCGGTCACGTGCTACTTCCTCGAGAAGAAGCTGAGCCCCCAGGTGACCCTGTGGCCGGTGCCGAACAACGACTACGACCACCTGAGCCTGTCGCGGTACCGGCAGGTGCAGGACATCGGCACCCTCGTCAATGAGCTGGAGATCCCCGCCCGCTGGATCGAGGGGATCATCTGGCAGCTGGCCGCCCGGCTCGTCTTCGAGCTGGAGGGCGTCAAAGAGGAGCGTATCCCGACGGTCCTGCAGCAGGCTGCCGAGCACCTCATCGAGGCCGGCGACGGCGAGACCGATGGGGCCCCGATCATGCTGGCCCCCGGCATCGCCGGATACACCCGGGGGTGACCCATGCCCCGCTACCTCCCCTGTAAGAGCGGCGCGTCACTGGCGATCGCGGAGTGCCCACGGTGTCACTTCAAGGTCTACTACGCCGACATGGAGAAGGACCCGAACACCAAGATGTGGATGTGCCCGAAGTGCAAGGACCAGTACGACCCGTACCGGCTCCCGGCACGCAAGCCGGAGAACATCACCCTCTACCACCCCCGTAAGGAGGAAGGCCCGACATGACCGCGGCAGCCATGACCTACGACAGCCTGGTGGCCGACATCCAGGTCTATTGCGAGCGGTATGACGAGCCCTTCGTCGCCCAGATCGACCGCTTCATCATGCTGGCCGAGGCCCGCATCGCCAAGGAGGCGAAGGGCCTGGGGCTGCTCCGGTACGTCTCCGGCGCCTTTGTGCCGAGCAGCGCCATGATGGCGAAGCCGGCCCGGTGGCGGGAGACGAAGAGCTTCAGCTTCACGGACCCAACAGTGGGCACCGTCTTCCTGAAGGACCGGGGCTACGAATACTGCCGCAAGTTCTGGCCCAACACCTCGACGACGGGGACCCCCCGCTTCTACGCCGACTACGGCTTCGAGCACTTCTTCGTGGTGCCGACGCCGCCCTCCGCGATGACGTTTGAATTGGGCTACTACGAACGCCCGGATCCGCTGACGAGCACCACCCAGACCAACTGGACGACGCAGAACGCCCCGGACCTGATCCTCTACGCCTGCCTCCTGGAGGCCCAACCGTTCCTGAAGTTGCCGGAGCGGATTGCGGAGTTCCAGGCCATGTATGACCGTGCGCTGGCCGCCCTGAAGGGCGAGGACGCCGAGCGCAAGACTGATGGAGCCTCCTGATGACGAATTACGTTGACGTCTTCAACAATGACCTGGTGCCGCCGAGCGGCTACGCCTACCAGGCGCTGACCTTCTCCGGGACCACCAACCCCACCTTCTGGCCGTACAACTACGCCGGGACGGGCATCGTCATCAGCAAGATCATCGACGCCTCGATGGCCACCGGCTCGACGATCCAGCTCCCCGACGCCACGCAGGTGAGCCCCGGCGAGGACCTCCTCATCTTCAACACCAGCGCCTTCACGCTGACGGTCCAGAGCTACACCGGCAGCGCCGTGACGACGATCGCCGCCGGCACGGGCAAGTACCTCTACGTCAAGACCAACACGACCACGGCGGGCACCTGGGGCGTCATCACCTACGGCACCGGCACCAGCTCCGCCGATGCCGCGGCGCTGGCCGGCTACGGCCTCTCCGCCCTGGGTGGCGCGACGCTCAATACGGCCTTCACGAGCACGGACAAGACGGCCCTCTTCACCCTCGACAACACCTACCGGGCGAAGCTCGTCAATGCCACCAGCGGCACCTGGACCTTGACGCTCCAGGCGGCGGCCACGGCGAGCAGCACGTTCTTCTTCCTGATCCGCAACTCTGGGACGGGGGTTATCACGATCGACCCGAATGGTGCAGAGACGATCGATGGCCAGGCCACGAAGGACCTCCGGTCAGGCGAGTCGGCCATCATCATCTGCAATGGCACCGGCTGGTACTCCGTCGGCTACGGCCGTGCGGTGCAGGGCTACACGCTCTTGACGCAGTCCGTCTCGGCCGGCGGCACGATTGCGCTCACCGCCGCGCAGGCTCTGAACCAACTGATCAATTTCACCGGCTCCCCGGCGGCAGCCGTGACGGTGACGGTACCGAATACTGTGGGGGTCTGGTACCTCACCAACAGCAGCTCCCAGACAGTAACCTTCCAGGGGGTGACGGGTACTGCTGTGACTATCCTTGCAGGAAACTCGATGGTGGCCAAGAGCGATGGCACCAACATGGTGGATGCACTACTGCAGGCTGCCACGACTATGCCGAGCGAGAACTACCTGGTTAACAACAACTTCGATGTGTGGCAGCGCGGCACGTCGTTCGCCCTTGCGGCCACTACGTTCTACTACACAGCAGACCGTTGGATGGTGTGGTCTCCGTACAGTAACCGCACAGTTTCGCGGCAGGCCAACAGCGGCGGAGGGGCGTCGCAGTATTGCTTTAGGCTACAACGCAACGCCGGAGATACACAAGGGCAGGGCACCAGTGCGACGCTGTTTTACACCATGGAGACAGCAGACGCTGCCAAGCTAGCTGGTAAGCAGATCACGGTCAGCTGTTTTTTCCGTGTAGGGTCCGCCTTGGATGCCGTTTACCCGACATGCGTAATCTACACGGGCACAGGTACGGATCAGTCGGCTACCACCTACTTGGTCTGGACCGGGTCCTCTATGCAACAGTCAAACCCGGGGTTCACATACGACACAACGTGGCGGCGCGCCTACTGGACCTTTACGCTTCCGACCAGCACTACACAGCTACAACTACAGCTTAACCTGTGGGTGGCACAGCAGGCAACCGCGGGGGCCTCAGCCTACGTGGAACTGTACGGCATGCAGGTAGAAGTGGGGTCCGGGGCCTCTAGCCAAGTGAAGAGCTTGCCCATTGAAGAGCAAATAGCCTTGTGCCAACGCTTCTACGAGAAGTCCTTCGCCATCGGCACAACCCCGGCGCAGAACGTCGGCATCACCACGGGCCCGACTCGCTTCATCCAGGTGGTGGGCGCGGCTGCAGCGCAGGGCGCACTCACGATCAACTACAAGACCCGCAAGCGGTCTGGGGCCACGCCGACGATCACGCTTTACAACCCCGCTGCCGCCAACGGGCAAATCCGCAACGTCACAGGCAGCACGGACTGGACGGGCTCGACGGCAGCTAACGCCCAGATCCGCAATGTCACCGGCAGCACGGACTGGACGGGCTCGACGGCGGCCCCCGCTACCGAGGTGGGGTTCGAGATCAACGGCACCTCTGCGGCCGCATCGACCGCCGGCAGCAGCGCCGCTATCCACTGGACTGCGGACTACGAACTTTAAGAAGGAGCAACGACGATGGCATATGACTACGCAAACGACCCTGTCTGGGGCTCCGACTACCGCCGGGCCGTGGCCAGCGGAGACCAGAACTACATCCAGAAGCTGCAAACTGCCATGAACAGCAACCCGGCGGCACAGGGCACTGCTGGCCAGATCATGGCGCAGACCCTGAACCAGGGACGCTCCGACGGTTCGAACATCTGGGCCAACGGTGCTGCTGGCACGCAGGTGAATGGCATTGGGCAGATCCGCACCGCACAGCCAACGCAGGGGTGGAACGTCACTCCCAGCGGTAACGGCGGGCTCTACAGCTACAAGGGCCAGCAAGCACCCGCGGGGCCATCGAACATCATCGGGCAGGCCCAGGGCACTATGACCCAGGCTCAGTATGGTGCTGCCAATCCGCAGATGGAGAGCACGAAGCCCTTGGCTGTGTCTCAGCCTCCGCAGTGGAACCCAGGCAGCACGTTCGGCGGCGGGCAGTTCGGCGGCCAATTCAGTAGTGGCGCGCTGCAACAGCTCATGCAGCAGCTCATGCAACAGCGGGGTAGTGGCCGTAGCTACGGGCCTCAGATCGCGGGGGCTGATGCGGACACTGGGTTCATTGGGGATGGTTGGGGCGGGCAAGGCGGCAGCTACTTTGGCCCCAATGGCTGGCACCAAGGCTCTGGCGCGACCATTCAAGGTGGTACGCCCTACGGCGGCTACCAGGGCTGGGGTCAGCTGCCTCAACCTGTCGCGCAGAACCCTGGCCTGATGGATGACACGCACGGCATGTACCGCCCCCAGCAGACCAACTGGGGTGGCGGGTACGGCAGCCGGCAAGGCATGTTCAATGCCGGGCCGCTGAGCCAGATGTTCAACAGTGGCTGGAGACGCTGACATGGCCAAGTGGCAGTACGTGGACCTCGAGCGCAAGATCGTGCGGCGTGACCTCTCCGAGGGCGGGGCGCAGTTCCGGCTCGCCGAAGGCATCGACCCGGCGCTGATCGACGACCTGGTTCCGGCCCGGGTGCGCAAGACAGTCAAGGCGCATATCCGCATGGAGCAGCGTCGCCGCATGCAGGGCGGCGTACTGGTCGGCACCAACTGGTTCGACTCGGACACGATCGGGCGCATGCAGGTGGCGATCCTCACGGGGCTCTCGGCCGCGCTCCCGGCGAACACCAAGATCGAGGACATGGACGACGCCCAGGTGGATGTGACACCGGCGCTGTTGGCCGACATCGGGCAAGCCTACATCGCCCATGACAAGGCCTGCCGGCAAGCCGCCCGGGCGCACAAGCAGGCCCTCACCGACTCGCTGACGCCGGAGACGTACGACTGGCACACCGACTGGCCGGCTATCTACGGAGAACCGTGATGCTGTACGCACTGCTCAAGGTGTTCGTCGAGCTGTGGATCCTGCTGACGGCCCCGCTTGTCTTCGCATTCATCCCGAAGAGCTGGGACCGGATGCCGAACCGTTTCCTGCAACTGTATGAGGACTACACGTATGGCATTAACGGCGACCCCTACTGGATTAACCCCGATCTCAGCGACCACCCTGCGGACGATGCAGCGGCTAGGTCTTGGCTCTGGCGCGTCAAGTGGTGCTATCGCAACGCCAACAGCCTGGACCACTGGTTTGGGTTTGACCCACAGACCGCTGTCCGGGTCGATTTCATCGGAGACCCAAAAACCAGCAATCGCCCTGGGCATTCCGGAGACCTCACTATCACGGTCTATGACCGTAATGGCCGCAGCTATCTGTGCCGCTACACAGTGAAGCAGTGGGGTAGCTCGGG